GATGAGTTAGGCCAGCCGATTGAGTCATGGGTACTCGTCGCGGCGGTATGGGCAAGCGTCAAGCATCAATCTGGCCTCTCTGCCATCAAGGGCGATGCTGACGTTTCCACCGTGAAAGCGTCAATCCGCATCCGCTATCTGGCTTTGCTGAATGCCGGGATGCGCGTTTCTCATGGCTCTGACATTTACGACATTAAAGCAGTGCTGCCGAATCGCGCCGAAGGATTCACCGACCTCGTTTGCGAGGCGACGAAATAATGGGCATGAAGATCAAGATGGACGTAGCCAAGTTTAAAGAGCAGCTACGCGCAACTGCCGACGAGCTAGGCCGGGCAACGCGACCGGCGGCGCAAGAGGGCGCACAGATTATTTATCTGCAAGCAAGGTTGAATTGTCCAGAGTCTGAATCGGCGCATATGTTCCACGGCACGAACGCCATCTATGGCCCGTATTCGCCGGGCAACCTTCGCAATTCGATCTATCAGGTATTCAGCAAAGACAACAGCTTTAAAGACGTATCGACTTATCACATTAGCTGGAATGCCGACAAAGCGCCCTATGGGGCGATGGTTGAATTCGGCACAAGCCGAGCACCCGCCAAGTCTTTTATTGCCAGATCAATCAAGGAAACAAGATCAGAAGTTCGCGCCGCAATCAAGGCCCGGTTTATCGAAGAGGTTAATAAAAAATGATCCTAGAAGCCGACCTTATCCCGCTATTGCAAGCCATCTGCCCCCGCACTTACCCAGACCTAGCGCCATCCGGCGCAGCTACGCCTTATCTGACCTTTCAGCATATCGGCGGCGAATCCATGCGCTACGCGGATAACACCGCAATGGATAAGCGCTTTCCACTAATCCAGATCAACGCATGGGCAAAAACGCGCCTCGAAGCATTAACGCTGATACGCCAAGTGGAAGACGCTTTATGTGCATCGTCCGCATTCCAGACGGAACCGCAAGGCGACTCTGTATCGACTTACGAACCCGACACGAAGCTATATGGAAGCATTCAACGCTTTGAAGTTTTCGGCGATAGATAGCCCACTGAATTACCCCAACAAGCCGGCCTAGAGCCGGTTTTTTTACGCCCATAAAAAGGCAAACGTTGCCCGTAAGGGCGTTACAGGCTCGCTTCGGTGGGCCTTTTTCATTTCTGAAAGGCAATACAAATGGCTACACTCCCATCCGGCACCATCATGTCAATCGCTTCGGCTTTCGCTGCGGCAAAGACCGTTACTGTTGTTAGCAACGCGGCTGAAGCATCTATTACCTGTGTCGGTCACGGCTATATCGTTGGCGATATTCTCCAACTGTATTCGGGCTGGGGCCGTCTCAACCGTCGCGCCGTTCGCGTCAAGACCGTTACCACCGTCGACATCTTCGTTGCTGAATTGATTGACACGACAAATCTGGAATTCTTCCCGGCTGGTTCTGGCATCGGCACCGTTCGCAAGGCCACCACCTTCACCCAGATTTCCAAGTATCTCAACCCGACGCAATCGGGCGGCGAACCGAAAAACGTCACTGTCCGTTTCATGGACGAGGATACCGAAACCAATCTTAATGACGGTTTTTCGGCAGTCTCGGAGTCGTTTGAGATTGATGCAGATCAGTATGGCTCATCTGCATACAACGCTCTCCGCACCCTGAGCGAAGTTCAGACCGACACCATCCTGAAAAAGACGCTGAAGAATGGCGACATCATCCTAACCCCTTGCACCATTGCGTTGAATGAAAACGTCAAGCTGTCCGATGGCTCGATCATGACCAATGTCGTGTCAGTAAACGGCAACGGTCGTATTACTCGCTACGCTTAATCAATTGTTTTGCCAGTAAGCCCCGCTTCGGTGGGGCTTTTTTTCGCCCGCAGGTAGCTCCTGATCACGGGCTTTTTTTACATTCTAAGAAAGCACAATCATGGCACTCAAGAAAACACCGAATCCGACTTTCAAGCAAACCGTTGAAATCCCTGTGCCTGGCGAAAAGCCGGAAAAGGTTGATTTCGATTTTCACTACATGAGCAAGTCGGCTTACAAAGTGTTTTTAGAATCAATGGCTGGTCAAGACGATGACGAAACTATCTCTCGCCTGATCGCCAAATGGCCGCTGAATGAAGTATTCGGCGAACCGTCGCAAGCCTCGGTCGCTGATCTGTTTGACGCTTACCCAGGCGCACCGAGCGCCATCTTTGCCGGCTTCGTCAAAGGCTTGCACCAAGGCCGCGCGGGAAACTAGCAGAGGCGGCCAAACACATCCATCGGAAGCTGCCGACTGATCAAGAGTTGGCAGGCACCGGCTTCACTCGGGCAGATTACGAGGATGAAGACGTGGAAGTTTGGCCGTGCGGTTGGGATAGCGTCATGTTCTTTTCCGCTATGGGACATGGCGCATGGGAGCAGGGTATGAATGGGCCGTCACGACTCGACTATCAAACCGTGGTCAATGTCCTGTTTGAGCATCACGGCATCAAAAAGAAGCACCGCAAAGCCTTATTCGCTGATCTCCAGCTAATGGAGATCCCGGCGCTTAACGCAATGCACGCGAAATAAAACAAGCCGCCTACGGGCGGTTTTCCTTTTCGGGGATTCAATGGCTGATCTGAAAATACAAGGCGTAGTCGAAGTATCGACAGAAGGCGCTGAATCCTCGCTGAATCGTGTAGGTAACGCTGCTGACAAGATGGCCGTCAATATGGCCGAAGCCGGCGCAAAAGCTGGAAAAGCGGTTGATCAGATTGGCGAGATCGCCAAGGCGACAGGCGAGAAATTCACCCGCGCCGAAAGCGTCATAACGGGCAGCCTAAAAAAGCTGGCAGTTGAGGCAGCAAAGGCAAAGTCCGTCACTGAGGGATTGGGCAATATTGAATTCAACATTGCCGCAAAAGGATTAGACCCGGCAAAGTTCCAGCCGATGATCAATGTCGTCCGTCAGTTGGCGGCTGAATATTCGCACCTAGAAACGGCGCAGGCGCGGACTTCTGGTAGCAGCGGCCAATTCGGCAGAGGGCTACAAAACAGCAGCTATCAACTGCAAGACTTTATTGTTCAGGTTAATGGTGGCGTAGATGCCACCAAGGCGCTAGGGCAGCAATTACCGCAACTGCTAGTCGGTTTCGGTGCGGCGGGTGCTGCAATTGGCGTTGTAGCTGCTTTGCTCCCTAATATCATTGCTGCGTTTTCCAATTCGGCGGAAGGTGCCAAGAAATTCTCAGACGCGCTATCTGACTTTGATAAAGCGGTTGGTGATGTTGGCTCGACCGTTAAATCGTTCGACATGGAAAAACTCTATGAAGAGTTTAACAATTCGAGCAGTGCAGTACGGGCGGCAACGATTGAGCAGATCAAGTTTCAGCAGGAATACATCAAGACTACGCAGCTAGTCGCTGGCAAGAAGTTCGGCGAATCGCTCGGTGGCATGGGTGAGTATTCAACGCTCGACAAATTGGCCGGGTCATACGGTAGCAGCGGCGCGGAAAAGCTGGCAAAGCAACTTGGCGTAACCGTAGAAGTCGCTAAGGACTTGTTACCTGTCCTCGGTGGGCTTAAATCAGGCTCAGAAGACGTTGGTCTAGCGTTTAGCAAGTTCGGCACGACGCTATTAAGCGGCAACGCTAAAGCAGTCGAACTTGCGCAAACAATGGCGACACTCTCCAAGAGTGAACGCGACGGGGCGGCGGCATCATCGGCACTTAGCGAAGCGCAGGCAAAGATGGCAAAGGGCCATATTGTCACCAAGAAAGAAGCTGAAGCCGCAGCCAAAGCCACCAAGGCTTCAAGTAAGGCAACGGAAGAACTCGCTAACTTGCTCGACAAAATCAACGGCAAAGAATCCGGACTGAATGCCGAATACTGGAACGAGCTAGAACGGCTAAACGCGGCTTATAAGAGCGGTAAAATCCCGCTTGATGCTTATTCTGATCTTGTCGATAAGCTGACAAAGCAGCAACCGTTTTACGTCAGAGGGCTGAAAGAAGAGGCAGAAGCCCTCAAGGATATTACCGACCTAGAGCGCGAACGGGCCAAATACGCCTTGGATATTTCCAAGCAAACGCAAGACCTGATCGAAAAAGCCGATGCTGCCGAATACGAAAACTCGAAAATTGGCGCAACCGAGCAGCAACTAATCGCCCTGACTGCGGCGCGTTACGACGA